GGCCCATCACCTCTTGGTCATAGAGCTTGGTGCCCCTGTACTGCTCTAGCTGGTTGGCGAAGCTCGGTGCAAGGTTGGCCATGTTGGCGTAGGTGCTGGCGCGGTCTACCACCACGTCGTCACCCTCGCGGCCCACAAGGTCAATGATCAAGTCCTTGGGCTTGGGCGTCGTCGTGGCTATCACCCTTGGCTGTTCACCAAGGCGCAGGCCGAACATCATCATGTCCCACGCGTCTTGCAGGTATTGAAAGGCCGCAAGCTCATCACACCATGCGAAGTGGAACTGGGGGCCGCGCAGGCGCTCATACGAGTCAGCGCTGATGCCCCTGATGCTTGAGCCATTGACAAGGTCAATGACGTGATCCTGCTTGTTGTAGTTGGCCACAAGCTCCCGAGGGATGTTGGCAATCAGGCCTGACACTCCCTCGAAGCAGGTGAACTTGACGTCGTTGCTGGTGGGGGCTAGGACGAGCCCGCGTGAGTTGGGGTGCGTCCAGCACCACCACCACAGGGCGTGGCTCCCTGCGTGGCTCTTGCCCGCTCCACGCCCAGCGAGGAGAAGCCATACTGTCCAATCTTGTTGTAGGTCAGGTGGGATCTGATAGGGGTGGGCTTTGTTCACCCACTCCATGTGCTTGATCATGGCTAGGCGGTCAAGGGGCCCAAGGCCCGCGAACGCGGTTGCCGTCTCAGCGTCAAGCAGATCCAGCACGGGTCTTTAGCTCAGCGTTGCGCAGTAACTCGAAGAGGCGGGTGACGCCAGTGTCCTCAGTGGATACAGGGGGCTGGCCTGCCACGCCATGCACGCCGATCTTCTCGCCGTACTTGGTGGGGTGGAACTTGGCCAAGAGCTTGAGGCGGGTCTCAATCTGAAGCTTGCGGTGCCCGAGCATGTCCTCGATGGTGGTGGCGGTGCCCTCATCAGTCATCACCTGCTTCTGACCAAAAGCCACGGTGTCAGCAATCTGCAAGCATTCCTCAGCGATAGCGTCATAGCCAATGTCGCGTGCGCGTGCGATTGATGCGGCCAGTTCGGGGTCGCGCCCCATCCAATCGTAAACCGTCCTCCAAGCTGGGAAGCCTTCGTTCTCTCTGCATATCTGTCTTAACGGTATTCCCTCACTCAGGTGTTCGCATATCACCCTTGCTACATCGGGATCATATGTGCTGACGTTTCTTGGGCGTTTTACCGTTTGGGTTTTTTTGGCGGGCGCGGAGACGGCCACCTTGCGTGGCTTAGCGGCCCTTGGCTGTGATGCTGACGTTTCAGGCATGATCCCTATTCCGAGGTAGGTTGCAGTGCCTGATTTTACTACTTTTTATTCTTCTTGTGCAAAGGTATTGTGCTCATACTTCCTCCTGCGCAGTGCATTGAGCAGATGACCATAAGACAGTCCCGCTTAGCTTGGCAAAGAATTGGTCTTTTTCAACCATCCAGTCCCGTCCAACTTCATCTTTTGGAGCCTTTTTCCCGCAAGCAAAGTATCTATCTCCAATTGAGTAAATGGCTTGCTTGGTGCGTGTTGGTTGGTATCTGTACTCTGACAATTCAGCTTGGTCAATGCCCAAGGTGCTGGCGATAACTTTTTGAGTGCTCATCATTCCTCCTGCACAGCGCGTTGAGCGGCTTTGAGTGCCTGCTCTATGCGCTCAATGAACTCAACCAACTCGTTGAGGTCGGCAAACTTGGTGCCGTAGGCCTCGCCCACAAACGTGAGGGCAAAGTCGATGCCGCCATCGAAGCCCTCCTTGTAGTCTTTGTTTGTCATACGTATCTCCTTAAAAGTTGTAATATTCTGCGCAGATGGGGCCAATGCCGCGAGCAATGCTGTCGCTGTCAGTCAATTGACGGCCACAGATGGCGCAAGCGCCAAATTTCATGCCGTAGGCTATGGCGGCTTGCTTGGGGTCGCTGGAGACCGCCACAATGCGCTCTGCCGCCTCTGTGGTGCAGTCGCGTGATGTAAAGAGGCGGCCACCCATGACCTTGCCCAAGTACACGCCATCTTCTTTGTTTTTGATGTAGATGGCACCAGCGTTTGCGCTTGCCTCGCCAGCGGGGCTGAAAACAAAAGTATCAAGGCGCAATTTGGGGTGCTTAACCCCAGCTTGCTTGGCGGTGTTGAATGCCACCTCGATAGCCTCGACGGTCACCACAGGCGCTGACGTGGCGCGAGCGGCTTGCTCCACAACGCGGCTGGCTTTGCGCTCGACGTCCTGCACGGTCAGGCGCTGAACTGTAGCAAACTGCTTTTCAGTCAATGAGCCGTATTTGGTGAGAGCGTCAAGCATAGCGCGGGCAAACTCAAAGCGCTCTGCGCTGGACTCCATCCACGCTGTTTCAGCAGGGTTAGCAATTTTCCATTCAGCGGCTTTAGTGGCTTGGGCATCAGCCTTGGCGGTTACGCGGCGTTGTGCGCCAGCCTTTGCCTTGGCGCGGGTGGCAGGTGAGGTTTTGAAAGAGAGCTTGCCCTTGCCTTTGCAAGCAAAGCACTCGCCACTTTGAACGTTGATATAGCCAAAGGAAAAACGGCCAGTGCCCCTGCACTTAGGGCAAGCCTGCTCGAAATAAGTCACTTCGCTGGTTGCGGCGGCCACGGGCTTAGATGCGTAAATTGCGCCCAAGTCGTCAGCCATGTCGCTGAGAAAATTTGTTGCTGTAGTCATATCGCTCCTAATTCGCTGTTGGTTGATAAATTGTCTTGAGACCATACTATAACGCATTTTAAACCGAATTGGTTGACGCTGGTTTACAAATAAATAAATATATTTTCGGCAATAAGTAGGTAAGGGGGCAAAAGCCCCCTACCTTTTGACCTTGACTTATGCGGCAACAAGCTCCTCAATGTCAATGACGTTTTGCTTCAAGTTAGCCATGCCGTCAGCCAGCGACCACAGAGCGCGGTTGAGCTTGACGTTCTCGCTGACGCCACCCACGGCGCGTGTAGTCAAGCGGCGGCCTGTCTTGGCGCGGCCATGTACACCACCCTTGACCAAGGACTCTTGCACGCGGTTAAACGTCGTCCACAGGTCATTCTTGCGGTCATCCCAGCGGTTGGGGATCAACACGCGGTCAGCGGTCACAGGGGCTTGGTCTTGCTCCCAGCGCAAAGACAAAGCGGCGTTAGCAAACAAGGTCTGCTCGTCAGGAGACAGGACGATGGACTTGAACGTGTCCAAGCGCTCTTGGGCGATTTGCAGGTCGTCGAGGATACGTGTGGCACCCTCGATAACGTTATCCACTACGTTGCCACTGTGGCGCACGCGGATGTCGTTGGTCACGTCACCAGCAATCAGGCCGTTGTTGCAAACAAAGCGGAAGAAGCCTGACAACAACTGGTAGCTGGAGCTACCGTCGTGGCTGTTGAGCAGGATGATCTCGCCCACCTCACCGTCAGAGGCGGCGGCATCGGCGTGGCGCAGGCGAACCATGTGCTTGGTGTGCTCACGCTTGCTGATGTCGCGTACACGGGTCTGCTGAACCTCAAAGGGCTGGAAGCCCTCGCGGCGCAGGCCGTCGATCACTGCAATGGTGGGGATGAACGTGTAGCGCTCACCACGGGACTCATGGGCACCATCTGCCACCACGCTGGGGGCGTAGTAAGCAATTTGGTCATTGGTCAAAGGCTGGTTTGAACGGTGGCCTTGGAAAGGGGTAGATTTGCTGTAACGGTACATTTTAAATTCCTTCGCTGTTGTTGAAAAGTTAACTGTTTTGTCCTGAGACCATACTATAACGCATGTTAAACCGAGTCGGTTGACAAGGTTTCAACCTTTTTTAAAATCTTTTAAATAAACCACAAATTCAGCCAAGGTGCCCTTGTCGTCGCGCACCCAGTATTCTGCTTCGTGCAAGATGTAGTCACAACCGTGGTCAAAGCCTGAGTGGTAGCCGTCATTCACGGCGTTGGTCAAAGCCTGCTTGGCAATTTCATTAAGCTCAGTAATGGGCTTGCGCGTGTTTGCGGCCACGGGCTTTTCGCAATGCATGTGTACGCTTTGAAACTTGTCAAACGTCTCGTCAAGATCGTTAAATGAGGTTACGCCCATCTTGATCTGCTGTTCAAAGCCGCAATGCTTGCAAAGCATAACGTTGTTATCCAGCAACATATGATCAAGCTCTGTTTCAGGCCTGATCACGACGACGCCTTGTTTGAGAAATGTTTGAATATCTTGGTTGACGCGGCGGTTAAATTCTTTTTGTTCCATGGTGGATCCTTAAAGTGAAAAAGTAAATTCATTGGAGCGCAAGAAATCGCGCTGGGGTGTTGTTGCCAGCACCCATGACATAGGGTACTTGGTAATGAATGCCTGCAACCTACGCCGATTTGTGGGCGTAGGCAGGCGTCGGTAGGTGTTAATCAACTTTCGCATGCTGTCTCTCCTTAGATAGCGTCAACGCCACACACCAGCGAGGTGGATGGGATGGTTTTGTAAGCCTTGAGGGCTTTTTCGGTCAAGCCTGTGTCAGCCTCAAGCGTAGCAAAGTTAATTGCGTAGTTGGTGCGTGAGGAAATGGTAGCCACATAGGCTTGGCCAATGTAGGTTTTTTTGCCGTCAGGCAGGGTGGCCATGTCCTTGAGTTGGTCTTTGATCTGCTTTTCGTGGGCTTGCAGTTCTTTGATGCGCTTGTCGATGTCGCCGAGGGTGTCAACTAATGTGCTGATGATGAGGTCGTTTTTCATGGTTTACTTTCGCTGTTGGTTTAGAGGATTGTAGTTTAACTACAAGACATACAACGCAATACGTTTTATGCTGGTTGACATGATTATTTTACAATTCTGTTGTTTTTCTCCAAATCTAACAAAACTTGGGTGTCGTCCAGCAAATCAGCCTCGCTGTAGCCGTAGTGTTTGACAAAGCCTTTGGTTCCAAGGCCATGTAGGCCCGTCTTGCCTCGGTGGTGCTCAGGGCATAGGGGTATGACGTCCATGTGGCTCGAGCGCCTCCCTGCCCCTGTTCCCGCCCTCGGATGATGCAACTCAGCAGGGGTGCCCTCGTAACCCGTGCGGCGGCATACCGCGCACCCAAGATCGGCTACCCTGTCCATGTGCTTCTTCTCGGCCACCGTTGTCATTGCTTGGGCTCCTTGGGCTGTTGCGTGGCCGCTATGCTCTGTCGCAGTATTGGCCTCAACCATTTGGCACCGCCAAGTTTCTTCCACTCTATCCATTCGCTCATCGTTGCGCGTACCGCAATTGTTTTTCCGCTTTTGGTGTATTCGCTTTTAGGTCTTGGCATCATTTGTCTTTCGGTAAAGGGGGAAAACCTCACCACCCCAAATTCGTTTTGTTTCCATCGCATCGGCTTCGGTATCAAAATACTTTTGCTCGTACCCTGATTGAAGCCACACCCATTTAAATAGGCTATACATAGTCGCCCTCCGACGTGTGCTGGTGGAGGCGCTGTTCCAAACGTTTTATGCGTGCCGAGTTGTATTGAATGTGCGCCTGCGCAAGCTCAGAGGCGGTTTCTGCCTCAAGCAAACGCATGTGAGCGTCTCGCAGTTCAACTGCAATGACTTCTCGGACAAATCGTTGCCGCAATACATCTTTAAAATATTTTAAAGTTGAGTCACGAAATCCCATCTTGCTCCTCCTTGCTTTTCAATTTCAATTGGATGGTGATGTGCTCCTCCTCTGACATGCGTTGCGTCATTGCCTTGCTTAGCTCAATCAATTCTTTTCTAACCTGCGCCAGCCTCTCTTCCAAAGCGGGCTTTGGCGCATCGGTGGTAAAAGTTTTTTTCCACTCTTCAAAATTATTTTCTTTGATCATGTGTTTTTCTCCTTCAAAATTTTTTGTAAAGCCTCAGCAAAAGCCCACACCCTATCAATCCACTCATCTTCTATTGGAGTTCCATGCCAAGCCTCAATCATTTCTTGATTAGTAAAATTAACCCAAGGACGGACGTACTGCTGAATGTCATCGTCTTCTTCAATCATGCTTCATCCTCTTGTTTTCCATTGTTTGAAATTTTTTCAATTAAATAATTATTGAGAGGCTCAATGTATTTTGATAAACCGTGAACAATAAAAAATTCTTCAGTCCATTTTTCAAATTGCAGATTGTTTTCGTTTTCCAGTTCTTCATTTTTGTGGCATCGCGTTACCTCCATCTGTAGCATCAACACCTTAAACTCTAAACTGGCAACGTCGTCGCGCAAGCCAAGTATTATTTTTTTTGCATCCCTAAATGCCTCGTCAAGTTTTTTTTCATATTCAGCTTTAACTTCGTTAAAAACTTTTTCCCGATACTCGTTGTAAAACTCTTGCGCTGTTTTTGGTTTCAACATTGTCATCTTGACGCTCTCTTTCCTTATGTTTGACATACGTTCAATATCGTTAAATGCTTCGTCCTCTTCAGTCATGGTCTCGCTCCTTTGGTTCATGTCTAATTTTTTAATTTCAAGTTGCGCAACAACAATACTTCTTGTATTTCTTTAATGCTTTTTTTTCCAAGATTTTGTATCCTAATTAAATTGCGTGGAGAGTATTCAATAAGCTGTTCTATAAATTTAATGTTTTCTGACAATAAACAATTTTCTGAACGCGCCGTCAAATTCAAATCTTGAATTGAAGTTCCAGTTGTAATTTCAAGTGTCGGATTTTTTTGGCTTTTGCGTATGGCTGAGGCAAGTACCTCCCGCGCCGCAAAAATTCTATAAAAAGCTTCTGAGCCCGTTGGGGGGGATATTTCCCGCAATAAGTCCAGCGCAACTTCGCAGGCTACGTAAGTTGGTTCAGTGGGGTAATTAAGATTCATGGTCGCGCTCCTTTGGTTCAACGTCTTCAACTGGCCAAGATGAATTTCTTCGCCTTCTAAGTTCTTTTGCAAACTTCAACGCAGTCAAAACAAATTGGTCGCCTTGCGCCATTGCCTGTTGCGCCATGTTTTGCTCGATGTGCAAAATAAATTGATCAAGCTCGTTCATACCGTCACCCTGAACTCTTGTCTTGCGTTTGCCTGCTCAGTGCGCCATATCTCAACGCGTAGCTCAGCGGCCTTCAAATCCCACCGAAGCTTTTCTTCGATTTCGGTTGCGGCTTTAATGCCGTCAATAAATGACTTGTAATCATCATGCGCATATGCGTCACGCTCTTGTGCTGAAATTACCTTGTGCCCGCTATCAATCATCAAGCGTGATTTCAAAGACTTGGCGTAATATTCCAACGCAGTACGCTCTGCTTTTGCTTTGGCAAAGTGTTTAGCATTCAACAGAATGTAATCAACTGCCTTATGTGGGTCGTGTTCTTCGCTCATTGTTTCGCTCCAAAAATAATTGTGAATATAAAAACCACTACTGCTACAAAAATCAAAGCCCAAATAATTGCGCCAGTTAACAGCACAACGTTTATTGCTATATCAATCATTCAGTACCTCCTTTAACCAAACTTTTAACATGCCTCCTTTTTCTACTGCCCAATAAATTCTCAAGTCCACAATCTGACTGTCGTCGTTATAAATGCCCGCATGCGTTAACGAGTCCAGCGTTGCCTTAAGCAAGTTGTCCAAGTCGCGCACGCGGTTGTCAGGACGCCATGCCTCAATCTCGACAACTAACTTGCCCTTGATGGGTGCCACGCCGCGATCCATCAGTAACGCAGTGACAGCCTCACGGTATGCGCGGCCCTCTTGGCTGATCAGCATGCGCCCTTGGTAGGTGCGCCAATATCGGTTCACACTTGGTGGCCAAGGCAAGACAATTTCATTTTGTTTTTGCACGTTCAATCTCCATTCTTTTAACAAGATCAGCGCTTGCTCCAACTCCTCGACGCTTATCAATGTCACGCTTGACTCCTGCCCACCAAGATAGTGCGTTGTCTAAGCCTACCTCGCCAATCTTGCGCAGACGCCTCGATATCCACTCCCTTGCCTCGCATTGGCGCATGTGTTCCAAGGTCTCCTGTGACATGGAGGAGGAGGGTGATGAAATCCTCGGCGCAAGGTTCCCCCTCACGGGCTTTGTCAAGGATTTGGTTCGCTTCATACTTGTCCATCAAAACGGCTCGTCATCTATTTCGCTGAAAGGCTTGACTGGTGGGTGCTTAAAAGTCACCTTTGGGGTTGCCGATAACCCGTAGTCAGGATCCTTGCCCCACGCATGCGCTGAGCACTTGCGCCAACCCATGTTGACCGACCAAGGCTTGCCGCACCCTGCAACTTGGCACATCAAGGATCTGCTCTCTGATGCGTCCATGTCAAACTTGTCTGCTTTTGGTTTCTCGAAGCTCATTTGTTGTACTTCCCATCAATGATTTTTTGAAAATTGGTCGCGTTGACCACCCACTCAAGATCAGGCACCCATACTCGCCCGTTGGTTTCAAAGCCTTTAGCCAGCTTGGTGTCCTCGGCGATGTAATCGAAAAAGCTTGCCCACCACGTCAAACCCTCAGGAACGGTTCTATATCCCTTTTTTGAGAATTCCGAGGGCTTGGATGCCTGCACCCATCTTTGACGCAAAGACGCCTGCCTTGCACCCTCCCATACCCTTGGTTGAACAAGATGCGGTAACTTGGTTTGCCAAAGCTTCAAAATTTGCTTGTGCGGGCAGGTTGGGAACGTAGTTCCCGACAAAGAAGCTTTAGCTTCTTTAATTGTGTCTTGTGTCTTGTGTTCTGTGTTATGTGTAGCATTGCTATCGGATTGCGTTGGCAATGCGTTCGCATCTTTGACCTTATCCCACCTAGCCTTTGCACTTGCGCTGGCCTTTTCGCTCTTCTCGCCAGTCTTGGCTATTTCTTTGTTCGCCCTGTGATGCACCCACCCATCATCTGTGCACTCGAAATACTCCTGCAATACCGTCGCAATGCAATCGCTATGCGAACGCATCCTGATTTGCCGTGCAACCTGAGTTAAATCGGTGGGTATAGGGGTCTCGTGGAGGTAGTACCAATCAAGCAAGCGCCTGTAGGTCAAGTCCTCGAGCGGCTCAAGGTGTGCCGTGTGGGACTGGTAGTCACCGATGTTGAATTGGTAATAGTGCATAAAACCTCGCGCTGTTGGTCATCTGTACAAAAAGAAATTGTGGTCGTATCGTAGCATAACGTTTAACACTACGCCTTAGTTGACTTGGGGCGGCCACCCTTTTGGCCAACCTGTCGATTGATTGATACCTGATGCTTGCGGTTCATTAAGTCGCGGTCAATGGCATCGTCGTGCCAACAATCATCCTCTTTGCTGAGCACAAAGAACTCTAGCAACACGCTTAGCGTGTCGTCCTTGTCGCCCATGTCCATAGCATCAACAAGTTCCTCCATGTTGTTTGGCAGGGGGCTTTCGTTAAGGTAGTACAGGTCAATCAGCTTGCGGTAAATAAGCTCCTTGTGCACGCTAAGGTTGCCCGTCTTTTCGTAAAACTCAGGGATGTTGAATTTGTACCAATTCATTTGACGGCTCCATAAAGTTCAGGCAACAAATCAACACGTTTAACCATGCGTAAGGTGTGTCGCTCGATCTCCATAGCTAAGCGTGGTGATGGTTGGCGTTTACCTGTGAGAATGAGTGACAACCACGTTTTGCTAATACCGAGTTGCCTTGCAAGCAATGACTGCGCACCTCGCGGCTTGTCTTTAAAATATTCTTGTAGCGTCATTTTGATTTCCTTGTTATATTCTTCCATGTTACACTAATTTGGAGCGCGTCAACCGTTTTGTGTATCAACGCGTTAAACATTCAAAGAAAGCGAATCATGGACAAAGATCAAGAAGATGCAGAGAGATTGCAAAAAGCGTTATTGAAAAAACAGAGCACGTTTGATTGGGATTCTTTTGCGCTTGGCGCAATACTCCTCGCTTGTGTGCTTGGAGCCGTTTTTATTGTGGAAGATATATTGAACTGGATGTATTTTTATGACTAACGACAGTGAAGTGATAGAACTTTTTGTAGACAGAATGCGCGTGTTAGAGGAGGCTTTGCAAAAGGCTGAGGCTGGTGCCGCTACCCCCGACGATTGGGTTTTGATCCGCGCAGAATGCGGCATGCCTAAGAGTCAATTTTTGGAAAACTTAACAAGGAATGAACATGAGTCTTATAGCGTCTGACAGCGGTGGTGGTGGCTTTACGCCAGTACCCGCAGGTATGCACCTAGCGCGGTGCTACCGAATTGTGGATCTTGGCACCCAAGAGGTCACCTACAAGGGTGACACCAAGTTCCAACACAAAGTCATGCTTCAGTTTGAGGTGCATGGCGAGGATGACTCAGGTGCACCATTGGTCACCGACAAGGGTGAGCCAATGTCCATCAGCAAGAATTTCACGTTGAGCCTCGGCGAAAAAGCCACCTTGCGTGCTGACTTGGAAGCTTGGCGCGGGCGTGCATTTACCCCTGAAGAGCTTCAAGGTTTTAACATTGAGAAGTTGCTTGGCGTGTGGGCAATGCTTGCCATATCCAAAGAGACTGGCCAAGACGGCAAGCAGTACACCAACATCAAAAACATCAATCCTGTGCCCAAGGTGTTGAAAGACACCGTGCCCCTTGGTTTTAACAAGATTGCGATGTTCTCCATCTCAAACCCCGACATGGCTCTGTTTGAAACGTTTGGTAAGAACACCAAGGCCAAGATTGAGAAGTCTCCTGAGTGGCAGGCGGCCATCAAGCGCGGCTACGCAACACCCGCATCTAGTGGCGGCTCGGGCTTTGACGACATGATTGACGATATACCGTTTTAAGCCATGACACAACTTGCGCTTTTTCCCGAAGATAAACGCAAGCCGCGTCGTATCTGTGAATGTTGCGGAGCCAAAATTGTTGAGTACAAACATTCATTCAGCAAAGCTCTTGCAGTTGGTTTAGGCCGATTGCATTTTTTTGCTGGCGGGCCAATCAACCTTAAAAATTTAGGATTGACAAGAAACCAATGGGACAACTTTCAAAAGTTGCGATATTGGGGATTGGTAAATAAAGCCAGCAAAGCAGATGGAACTCGCGCAGGCGGCGAATGGGCTCTAACCAAAAAAGGCGTTGACTTTATAGAAAAAGGAATTGGCATAACCAAATCGGTTTGGACATACAGGGGTGAAGCCGTTCGATTTGAGGGCGATATTTGTTTTTATTTGGATAACCATGAACCCAAATACAAACGCCGAAAAAAATATGCACAGGAATCAAAACCACATAAAGGAGAAACATGAGCGATATACAAAAAACCACATTGGAAAAAGCAGTTAAGTTGCTTAACGCGTTAAAAGTGAAATATGCAATTATTGATTTTGATGGGAACCTTATTGGCAACCTTGAGGTCAAACAAGAAGAAATCAAAAGAAAAAGGTCGCCAAGCAAGTATGAGCATGGGGCGCTTGCAAATTACGTGCGGCCTTATCTGATGAATTTGGAAGTTGGTGGAGTTGCAATTATTCCTGACGGCAATTTTGATGTGCACACCTTGGGTAAGTCCATTTCATCTACGGCCTGCGGTTTATGGGGCAACGGAAACGCAACACAAACAACCAACTTTAGCGCACGCACGGTTGAATTAATGAGGGTTGGATGATGACCATTGAAGCAAAAGAACCACGCGCAAGCGAGTCAAACCATTGGTACACCCGCGAGGGTGCGCCCATGTACACCGTGGAGGCCGTCAAGGGTGGCCAACGCAACACAACCCTGCGGGATGCCCGCAAGCTCAGCTTGGTGCCCAGCGTCACCACGGTGCTCAATGTGGCCGCTAAGCCTGCATTGACCATGTGGCTACAGAAGCAGGTCTTGCTGGCCGCTCTGACGCTCCCTAAGCGTGATAACGAGCCTGAGGACGACTACATAGCGCGGATCCTCGAGGACAGCAAGGAGCAGGGGCGCTCAGCGGCTGATGCAGGCACAAACATCCACACGTCAATCCAATCCTTTTATGAGGGTAAGCCCGCATCTGCAACCCAGCACGTCGAACACGTTGTTGGTGCTGACCACCGTATAACTGAAGCCTTTGGTTTTCAGTCTTGGATAGCCGAAAAGGCGTTTGCCAATGAGCATGGTTTTGGTGGAAAGTGTGACCTGCACTCGACAGCAGACGGCGGCGTTGTCATAGATATTAAAACTAAAGAGTTCTTTGACCCAGCAAAGGTCGAGGGATACGACGAGCACCTGATGCAGTTAGCGGCGTACAGAATTGGTTTGGGGCTCCACAACGCCCGCTGTGCCAATGTATTTGTCAGTCGCAGTGTCAAGGGCTTGGTGGTGGTCAAGGAGTGGTCACAAGAGGATCTAGAGCGCGGGTGGGACATGTTCATGCACCTGCTCCAATTTTGGCAATTGAAAAACAAACACAAGTGAGGCTGTATGCTGACCGAAAGCAAAATCAGAGAGATATTTTTTCACAGTGGTCACCCGCGTGTAGGCGCGGTGTTGGCCACCGACATTGACTACATCCAGTTTGCGGAAAAATTGGAAAAGGCAGTGGAGTACGAAAAGACTGAGCGGGCGTACCGTGAGGCAATTTCGTTTGTTTCAAGCTTGAATGAGAATGTCGGCGCTCAATTAAATGGGTGGGCCGAAGAAAAGTTGAAAAAATACAGATAAAAAAAACCCCACCGAAGTGGGGCAAAGGAGCAGGCAACTGCTTCACCCATGATACCGCCCATAGGCGTCTTTGTAGATGCCGTTGGGCTTTCTTTCTTGGTACTGGCTCAACCCGCCACTTGGCGGTCTTGGCGGTGTATTGGCTGGCTTAGGCGCTGGCTTAGCAGGCTTGCTCTCTCTGCTTCTGAAATAATCAATGACCGCGACGGCAAGGCCACCGCCAATGCCTACGGCCTTCAGGGCGGCTGTGATCGGGGTGCCGGGGGGCAACATAGCCAACGCCGCCGACACCGCCTCAGCGGCTGAAAGAACGCCCCCAACCGTATCCCCGCTGTTGAATCTC